ATGAAAAGAGAGGACATTAAGAAATTTTTCCCCGATGCCACAGAGGAGCAGTTGAAGGGCTTACTGGACATCAACACAGCGGATATCGGTAAGGCAAAGGGAGAACTTGAAGCAGTGAAGGCGGACTTGGAGAAAGCCAACGGCACCCTCAGGGAATATGAAACCACCATTGCAGACATGAAAAAATCCGCAGAAGGCAACGAGGATTTCAAAAAGAAATTTGAGGATCTGGAACAGCGGATTGCGGACGAGAAAGCCGCGGCGGAGAAGAAAGCCAAGGAAGAAGAGGAAGAAGCCGAATATTCCAACCGCTTTAAGACGGTGGTCGGGGAGCAGAAATGGCGGGATGCACTGACGGAAAAGGCAGTCTACGCCGAATTTAAGACCGCCCTGCAGGATGAAGCAAACAAGGGCAAGGGGGACAAGGATATTCTGGCGGCACTGACGCAGGACAAGGAATATTTCGCAAAAGACCCTGCAAGAGTGCCTGCCTTTTCCAGAGGGACAGGCTTTGCAGGCGGCGAGGTGGACGATGCGGCAGTCAGAGCGGCAATGGGCTTATCCCCCAAGAAGGACTAAGGAAAATCGAAAGGAGAAATAAAACATGGCGAACAGCATTACACTTTTCAAAAAATACATTGACCTGCTGGACGAGGTCTATCAGAATGCGTCCGTCACCTCTGCACTGGACGGCGATATGACACTGGTGCAGATGGGCGCAAACACAAACGAAATCGTGATTCCCAAAATCAGCATGGACGGTCTGGCGGATTATGACCGCAACGGCGGCTATGTACATGGGGATGTGACACTGACGAATGAAACCGTCAAATTCAATTATGACCGTGGCAGAAAATTTACGGTCGATGCCATGGACAACGAGGAAACCGCAGGGCTTGCATTTGGGAAGCTGGCGGCGGAATTTATCCGCACGAAGGTTGTCCCCGAAATGGATGCCTTCCGCTTTGCGACCTACGCAGGCACAACAGGCATTTCCAAGGCAACCGCAGGCACACTGGCGGATGGTGCGGCGGTTCTGGCGGCTCTGGTGGCGGCACAGAACAAAATGGACGAGGACGAGGTACCGCAGGAAAACAGACATTTGTTTATTACACCTACCCTCTACAACATGATTTACGCGGTCGATACCACGAAATCCAAAGAGGTGCTGAATTCCTTTGCATCCATTCAGAAGGTGCCCCAGACCCGTTTCTATACCGCCATTGACCTGTATGACGGCAAGACGGACAACAGCGGCGCAAGCGGTGCGAATGAGAAGGTCGGCGGCTTTGTGAAGGCAAGCACAGGCAAGGAAATTAACTTCATGGTCATTCATAAGCCTGCACTGCTGCAGTATCCCAAGCATACGGTCAACAAGGTTATCTCTCCCGATGCAAATCAGGATAGTGACGGCTGGCTGTTCTTCTATAGAGCATACGGTCTGGCGGATGTATACGAAAACAAGGTTGCAGGGATTTATCTGCACCATAAAGCGTAAGGAGGGAAGGCGTATGGCGAAAACAGTAGGCATGGGCGCAAAACAGCCCGAAACGGCGGAAAACAAGGAAATCGCAAAGCTGAAAAAGGAAAATGCCGCACTGAAAAAGGAGCTTGCGGCTCTGAAGAAGGAGCAGGAAAAGCAGTAAAGGGGGAAAACGCATGATTTATGCGGATTTTTCGTATTACAAAGACACCTATTGCGGCGAAATGGCGGAGGGAGACTTTAAGCGTCTCTCCCGTTCCGCCTCTGCCTATCTGGACAGCGTGACATTTGACCGCATTGCGGCGGTGACGGATGAGAAAATCAAGGAGAAGGTCAAAGAGGCGTGCTGTGCGGTGGCGGATGCACTTTTGCGAAAGGAACAGAGGGACGGCATTGCGGCGGAGAGCAACGATGGTGTTTCTATTACCTATGTTACCTACACATCGGAAACAAATGCGGAGGAACAACGGCTTTACCGCGCGGTTGTGCTGTATCTTGGCAATACGGGGCTGTTATATCGGGGGGTGGAGTGATGCTTGCGTGTACGGAAACGATTACGCATATCCGGCTGCGGTATGACAGGAAAACGGATACGGATGCATATATCTGCACTGCGATTCATGGTGTGAGTTGGTTCGGCAAGCTGATTGCTACGCCGGAAAACAAAGGCTTGACGGGTGCGGCGAAGATTACCGTCCGTATTCCGGAGGATGCCATGCCCGATATTACCATCCGAAACGGAGATTTTATCGTGCGTGGTGCGGTGGATGCCATCGAAAAACAGGCAGACCTAAAGGGACTGGAATACTTTACGGTGCTTTCTGTCGGGGATAACCGCAGGAGCAGGCGAAAGGCCTTGCGGCATTGGGCGGTGAGCGGCGCATGAAATTAGAGTATGAGGTCAATATCAGCACAGCGAAAATCCTGCGGAGGTATGGTCTGGGCGAGGATAAGGCGGCACAACGCTTTCTGGCGGAGGATGTGGAGTGGAAATGTCAGCCCTATGTGCCGATGTCGGCAGGCAGTGCTGCCCACATGGTAAACGCCGCAAGAGTGACGGCGGACAGCATCGTCTATCCCGGACCGTATGCGCATTATCAGTATGTCGGCGAGGTGATGGCAGGGCGTGCGCCCAAGCATTACACCGGACAGCCGCTGACCTATCACGGCGGTGCATTGCGTGGCAAGCAGTGGGATAAGCGGATGATGGCAGACCATGGCAAGGAAGTCGAGAAGGATTTGGAAGGGTATCTGAAAGGACGGGGCAAATGAAGAACATCATGGAAGAAGTACGGAAGTTTCTGCGTACCTATCCGCCGCTTGCGGAAGGAAAGCTGCACGTGGATTTTCTGCCGGAGGAGGCACAGAGCTATTCGGTTGAGGCTGTGCCTGCAAAGGAGATTGTGCGTTCCTATGTGGACGGCTCAACGGTGCGGCAGTTTTTATTTGTGGTGGCAAGCAGAGAATTTTTCGGGGATAAAATCAGACAGCAGCTGGATAACCTCAGCTTTTACGGTGATTTCTCCGAATGGCTGCGGGAACAGACCATGGCAGGCAAGCTCCCCAATCTGGGCGAGGGCAGGAAGGTCATGCTGATGGAGGCAACCACAAGCGGCTATGCCATGTCGGCAGAGGCAAGCATGGCGAGATACCAGATTCAGTGCAGAATGGAATTTTTTCAGACAAGATAAGGAGTGAAAACAATATGGATGCAGTAATGAGATATCAGGTGGCGGATTATCTGAACACGGCAAAAAGCGGAACGGAAAGCTTTGCGCTGATGGGGGTTGGGTTTAATACCTTGGACGAATCCCCCAACGCACAGAAGGATTCCAAAACATACATCAATCAGAAATCCCAGACCTCTACGATTAAAAGCTATCAGCCTGCGTTTGCGTTTGATTCGGACTTGATTGCGGACGAGGCGGCAGTGATGGCACTGTATGAAATCGGCAGAAATCAGCTGACGGGCGCGGATGCCGAAAGGGACTATGTGAGAGTGGAGCTGTTCAAGCCTGTGGCGGAAACACCGAATACCTTTGAAGCGAGAAAATTTAAGGTTGCGGTTGAGGTTTCCTCTATCTCCGGCGAGGGCGGCGGCGTGATGAAGGTAACGGGCAATCTGAACGGTGTAGGGGATTTCGTGGACGGCACGTTTAACACAGAAACCAAAAAATTTACACCGGCAGAATAAGGAAAGAAGGAGGAAAAAGAGATGGGAAAATTTGAATTTCGCAAGCATGGGATTTTGCTTGATATCGAAGGGGTGCAGGTGACGGTACCCGCTACGGTAGAATATGCAAAAAGGCTGGAGGACGCAGGCGAGAAAATGAGAGCCTTCGGCGCACAGTTGAAGGAAGAAAAGGATGTCGAAAAGGGGATTGATTTCATGCTTGACATTCTGGATGACCTGCTGGGCGAGGATACGATGGATGCCATTACGGCGGAGAGGGATGTGGATATTTATGATTGTTTGGATCTGGTGATGTATATTTCCCAAGAGGTGCAGACCTACCACGCAGAACGGGCAAACAGCTACAAGAAGCCTGTCCCCCGGAGCACACAGCCCTCTGCCCCCATGGCACAGGCGGCGGTTGAAAACAGAGCCGCGCGCAGAGCCAGAGAACGCGCGGAAAGAAGAAAGAAATGAAAGAGCTGCTGACAGGAAATTTGCCTGTCTCTTTTTTGATTGGCGGCAGGGAATATCACATCTCCTCCGATTTTCGGGCAATGCTGAGATTGGAGGAGATTTTTTCCTCCGAGGAGCTGACGGATGAGGAAAAGGCGGAGCGGGCATTGAAGCTGTTTTATGGCTGCATCCCCGAACCGCTGGAGGAGGCGGTAGATCGGCTGTGCTATTTCTGGGGCTGCGGCAGGCAGGAGAAGAAAGAACGTGCCGGGGGCAATGGTGCAGCGCAGCCGCCAATTTATTCCTTCGCCCATGATGCAGGGCTGATTTATGGGGCGTTTTTGACGCAGTACGGCATTGATTTAAGCCGAAAAAGCCTGCATTGGTGGCAGTTTATGGCACTGTTTGAAGCTTTGGAGGAGGACAGGGTGCTGAAAGAGGTTATGCGGTGCAGAGCGGTGGAAATCAAGGGGGATATGCCGCAGGCGCAGAAGGACTACTATAACGCCATGAAACGCAGATATGCCCTGCCTCTGCCTGAGCAGGAGGAAAGACAGCAGTCCGCCCTTGTCGCGGCACTGATGGGGGATGGCAAGGTGGATGAGGTGATGGCGTGCATGAAGAAAAAGTAAAATGCCCCTACTGCGGCTATGAAATGCCTGTTACATACAGCAAGGACGCTGTGTGCAAGGGGCTTTTTTTACGCTGCAAGGGGCGAAGGTGCAAAAGAACATTTGAAATCGAAATAAACGTGAAAAACATCAAGTAGAGCCTGAGCTGCCGATGATGTTCCCTACGGAGGTGGGACTATTGGCAGAAGACGGCTCTGTTGTAATTAAAATTAAGGGCGATGACAGCCCATTTCAAAAGGTGCTGGGGAAAATCGGCAGTGCGGTAAATACGGCTGTAAAGGCGAGTGCTGCGGCAGTCGGTGCGGCATCTGCAGGGGTTGCGGCTTTGGGGACTGCGTGCATCAATGCCTATGCGGACTATGAACAGCTGGCAGGCGGCGTGGAAACGCTGTTCAAGGACAGCGCAGAAACAATACATTCCTATGCGGATAATGCGTATAAAACTGCGGGTCTGTCCGCAAATGAATATATGGAAACCGTTACGAGCTTTTCGGCAAGCCTGCTGCAAAGTCTGGACGGGGATACGGAAAAGGCGGCTGCGGCGGCAGACCTTGCCATTACGGATATGGCGGATAACGCCAATAAGATGGGTACTGCAATGGAATCCATCCAGAACGCCTATCAGGGCTTTGCCAAGCAGAACTATACCATGCTCGATAACCTCAAGCTCGGCTATGGCGGCACGAAGGAGGAAATGCAGCGCTTGCTTGCGGATGCGGAAAAGCTCAGCGGCGTAAAATATGACCTTTCTTCCTATGCCGATATTGTAGAGGCTATTCATGTGATTCAGACGGAAATGGGCATCACAGGCACAACGGCGAAGGAGGCAAGCACCACCATTCAAGGCAGTGTTGCCAGCATGAAAGCCGCATGGGCGAATCTGATGGTCGGCATGGCGGATGATACGCAGAACTTTGATATGCTGTTAAGCAATTTCATTGAAAGCATCGGCACGGTGGCGGATAACCTTCTGCCCCGTATCGGCATTGTGATTGAGGGCATGGGGAAGCTGGTTGCAGGCTTGGCACCGGAGATTGCATCTGCATTGCCGACATTGACGAATGAACTGCTGCCGAATCTGGTGGAATTGGGGGTGCAGTCCATCAGCGCACTGGTGCAGGGCATACAGGAGAACGGAGACAGCCTTGCGGCAGGGGCATTATCCATTGTGGGTACACTTGCGGAGGGCATTGCGGAGCTGCTTCCGATGGTTGCGGATACGGCGGCAAGCCTTGTGGTTTCTCTGGCAGATGGGCTGACGGAAAGCCTGCCCGATATCATCCCTATTGCAATTGAAACGATTTCGACACTGGTAGAAAATCTGACGGAAAACGCCAATACCATCATCGATGCAGGAATTCAGATTATCCTTGCATTGGGCGAGGGGCTGATTGCTGCCCTTCCGCAGCTGATTGAAACCGTACCGCAGATTGTCATCAATATTGCGAATGTTATCAATGACAATGCGCCCAAGCTGGTGGATACAGCACTGTATCTCATCACAAGGCTTGCGGTGGGTCTGGTGCAGGCAATTCCTACACTGGTTGCCAATATCCCGAAAATCATTGAAGCAATCGTGGCTGCGTTCATGGCGTTCCAGTGGCTGAATCTGGGGAAACAGCTGATTGACGGGGTTGCAAACGGCGTGAAAAAAGCCGGAGAATCCATGGCAACGGCAGCGAAGAACGCCTTCTCCAAGTTTAAATCCAAGATTACGGGCAGTGAGGTTGCGACCGAGCTGAAAAGCATCGGGAAATACATCATTGACGGTATTGTCGGCGGCATCAAAAACAGCCTGTCAAATATCGCGAATATTGCCGGAAAGATAAAGGATACCCTGCTTTCCAAGCTGAAGGGGCTGTTTAAGATTGCATCCCCCTCCAAGCTGATGAAGGAGGAGGTCGGCGCTTATATCGGCGAGGGTATTGCGGTCGGCATCGAGGAAAGCGGACAGATGGCGGTGGATGCCGCGGAAACTGTGGCGAATGGCATCATAGATGCGTTTGCCGGAACGGAAACGGCTGTAGAATACGCCAGAAGAACGGCACAAAAGGTCGGGGATGTTCTGGAAAGAGAGCTGACCAAGCAAAATGCGGCTTTGCAGGAAATGCAGAAGCAGGCGGATGCACAGCAGGCGGCGGAGGAACTGGCAGACCACAAAAAACAGCTGGCGGAGAAAAATGCGGAGCTGAATAAGGCGAAGAAAAAAGACCGTCAGAAGATTCTCAAAGAGATTGCCGAAATCGAGGATACATGGAATAAAAAACAGGCGAAGGCAGAGAAAGCCGCCGAACAGCAGGCGTTGCAGGAGAGAATTTCCCTGCTGAAGCAATTCCAGCAGAAATACGAAGCCGCTCTGGATACCATTGAGCGCAAGCAGGACAGCCTGCAAAGCAAGCTTGCTGATTATGGAGATTTATTCGAGCGGGTAAAAACAGAGGACGGCAAGGAACTGTTCCAACTGGGAGATTTGAAGGACGATATTAAACAGTTGGAAAAATACGGGGATGCCCTTGAGCAGTTAAAGGAAAAAGGTATTTCCGACAGCCTGATGGGTGAGATTGCCGGTATGGGCGTGCAGGATGCCATAGACTACATGAACAAACTGCTTTCTATGTCTGATACGAAACTGGACGAGTATGTTTCTTTGTTTGAGCAGAAGCAGCAGATGGCGCAGGGCGTGGCGGAAAAATTCTACAAGGGCGAATTTGACGCTCTGGAGAAATCCTACACAGGAGAACTTCCTGCATTTCTGGCAGGCGTAAAGGCGGAGATTTCCGATGTTGGCGCAGCGGTATCCGAGAGTATGCAGGCAGTCAGTGCGGAGGGTGTTTCCGAAGGGATTGCGGAGCAGCAGCCCCTTGTTGCAGAGCAGGCAAAGCAACTGACGGAAACAGCGAAGGAAGAAATTGCAGGCTATCAGACGGATTTTAAAGCCGTTGGGGAAAGCCTGATGGAAGGCGTTGCAAAGGGCGTGCGTGACGGGCAAAGCGGCGTTGTTAATGCAGTTGCAAAGGCATTACAGGCGGCGGTGCGTGCGGCGAAAAAGGAAATGGACATCAACAGCCCCTCTCGTGTGATGGCGAAAATCGGCGATTACATGGCGCAGGGTGTCGGCGTGGGTTGGTCTGACCGCATGGACAGCGTTTCGGATACCATCAGCGGCAGCCTGTCCGATGGGTTCAGCCGCAGAATGTCCGATGCGTATGAGAAAATGCGTGCCGCTATGAACCAAAACATGGTGCGCCTGCGTGGGGATATTGCCGTTCAGCGTGGTGGAGATACGTCCTATATCACAAAGACGGTCAATCATACAGAAGGAAATACGGTACTGCAGATTGAGCATTTCCATAATGACAGCAAGGAAGCAGTGCCGAGTCTGATGCAGGAGATGGAATTTTCTCGCAGACGCAGAGCCATAGCAAAGGGAGGTGCGTAAATGGGTTGGTTTCATTTTAAAGGAAAGGACAGCCGAGACTTCGGGATTCTGATTTCTGCCGCACCCGAGAAGATGAGAGCGGAGAGAAGGGTGGATTATGTTACCATCCCCGGCAGAAACGGAGAGCTGACGGTGGATGAAGGAACGTATGCACCGTATGTGCTTTCGGTGGAGTGCAGCACCAGAGGGAGCGAAAATCTGGATGAAATACTGGCGTGGCTGAACGGTGCGGGGGAGCTGATTCTCTGCACCGAGCCGGATAAGGTCTTTCGGGCATCCATCTATAACAAGATTTCTGTTGCGGATATGATTTATCTGTATAACAGCTTTCTGCTGCAGTTTCGGGTGCAGCCCTTCAAATACAGCGTCAATGCCGCAGGGGATGCCTTAGAGCTGACCGCCCCGACCACCATCCGCAACAGTGGGACAGTCTACAGTGAGCCTTTGATTACGGTTTATGGCAGTGGGGACATTACGCTTACCATCAACGGGGCGGATTTCCCCCTGTACGGCGTGCAGGAAAGCATTACCATTGACAGTGAGATGATGGAGGTGTTCAAGGGAAACGCCAACCAAAACGGTAAATACGGCGGTGTGGATTTCCCTCGCTTTGAGGTCGGGAAAAACGAAATCAGTTGGACGGGGAATGTCAGCAAAATAAAAATACAGCCCCGTTGGAGATGGCTGTAGTTGTCGAAAGATGAAATTTATGGTATGGTATAAATGAAGGATTGCCAACTGGCGGTTAGTCACTTCCCGTAAAGGAGGTGACGCTTATGGTTACATACGAAGGGTTATTTACTTTTTGCTTAGTAATCATCGGAGTTATTTCCTTGTTTCATAACAAGAAATAATGAAAAAGCCGCCTAACCTGCGAAGTTAGACGGCTAAAACCAACTACTTGGACTAGCCGCCCTGCGAAAGGTGGTAATCCTTCTCTTATGCTTATGATACCAAAAGAAAGATATTCTGTCAAGAAAGGCGCATCTGAAAATAAAACGGATGTGCTTTTTTGATGCGGATTTTTTGGAAGGAGTGAGAAAATGGCAAAAACGTATAATCGTCTGGAAATTGATGTGAACAAAAAGCCGAACAGCATTGGGATTCGCCCTGTGCAGAATGATACAAAATCCAGATATCTGGATGTATGCCTGTATGAAAACGGTGTGCCAATCAATCTGACGGGCGAGCAGGTGCGTATCACATTCAGAAAGGCGGATGGCAGCACATTTTTCAACCAAGGGGAAGTGACGGATGCCAAAACAGGCAGATGCCAATTTGCCTTGACGAATGAAATTCTTTCGGAGGCAAAGGCGGTCGAGTCACAGATTTCTGTATGGAATGCAGGCGGTCAGATTTTGTCTACGCAGGTGTTTGAAATCTATGTAACGGCGGCAATTCCTTGGACGGATGCGGTAGAAAGCGAAAACGAATACGGCGTTCTGGTGGTGCTGTTTCAGGAAATTCAAGACGCACTGGATACCATGCACAAGATTGCCGCAGCATTCGGCGAGCCTGGGGACAAGGCGGCGGAGTACGGCGTGGATACGTTCTGGGGGATTCTTGAAACCTTGGCGCAGCGTGGGGACGTAGAATCCAGCTTGCAGAAGGGAATTAAGGCGTATTTGAATAGTACGATTGGGACAAGTGGGTTTCTGCCATTGGATAAGATGCTTCCTGCACATGGCACACAAACATTCACATCAGATGGCACGTTTACCGTTCCTGCTGGTGTGACGAAGATTTTGGTTACTGCTTTTGGTGGTGGCGGCGGTGGACATGGTGCTGCTGGCGGCGGAGGAGGAGAAAGAATTATTAAAAAAGCATATTCTGTTACGCCAGGTACCGCTATATCTATAAAAATTGGAGTTGGTGGCACTGATGCTGTGGCTGGCGGTTCAACTGTCATTGGCTCACTAGTTACAGTAGCTGGGGGCATTTCTGGCAACGGCACAGTCCCCAATACTTATAAAGGTACAGTCGGAGGCCATGGGGAGGCAAATGGACAAGATAACTTTATGGCGTATGGTGGAAAATCAGGTGGTAATAAAGGTGGCGGCGGCGGCGGTGCTGGATATGATAATGGCGGGCAAGGAGCTTCTTATGGTGATTATACACATGACGGAGGTGATGGCGGTATCGGAGCTGGTGGTGGCGGCGGTGGTTATGGTTTATACCCCGAGAGATATGGTAAGGGAGGCAAAGGCGGAGATGGTATTGTTATTATCGAATGGTAAGGAGGTGGAAAAATGAAAAACTATGCAATGATTTTACAAAACAGAGTGATTGACGTTCTGAAAGACAGGGAAACAGAACCCTACTATCCACCTGACCCATCGGGCAACCCTGTGACTGCCATTCCTTGTGATGAAACCGTTACGCTTGGTATGATTTATAATTCTGAAACAGGTACGTTTTCGGAATACACACCACCCGAACCCGAACCCATCCCCGAACCACAACTCACCGAAACTGAACAGGCAATTTTAGACACAGCAATCAATGTAGACTATTTGGTTTGCATGAAGGAATTGGAAATTTGAAAGGAGTAGATATTATGACATACGCAAGACTGAAAAAACTGATTAGCAGAGGGGCATACGAAAAAGAGGACATGATGAACAAATTAGACGTATTCCTTATGGCGAACCGCATCACAGAGGAGCAGTATCAGGAACTGGTAGGCATGATGGGGTGATGCTATGATTACCATTCACGAAAAAACAGCACAGACATTTGACACAATTGGGCTGGGGACATTGGTTCCCGGCTCTTGTATTGTGACGGAGGAATTGAACGGGGCGTATGAGCTGGAGATGAAGCACCCATACGATGATGGCGGCAAGTGGAAACGCATTGAGCGTGGGCGAATTATCTACGCATCCACGCCAAGAGGGATGCAGCCGTTCCGCATTTATTACGTCAAGCCGAGTATGAAGGAGATTGCGGTCAACGCACGGCATATTTTTTATGATTTACTGGACAACCAGTGCGAACCAATCACACACAGCGGTACGGCTACGGCGGCACTGGCGGCATTACAGGCGGCGTTTGCCTATCCCATGCCCTTTTCCTTTGATACGGATATTTCCATCACAGGGACGCTCACAACGGGGCGTATGAATCCCGTACAGGCGTTGTTATCGGACGATGACGAAGCAACCTCGTTTGTCAAGGGCTACGGCGGCGAGCTGCTGCGGGATGGCTTTCGGGTGTCTGTCAAGGCGGCACTGGGGCAGGACAGAGGCGTTTCCATTCGCTATGGCAAAAACCTTGTCGGACTTGAGGTCACAGAGGACGAATCCAACGTGAAAACACGCATTGTCTGCTACGGCAAGAACGGCTCTGCAACACTTGACAGCCCCCATCTGGGCGATTATATCTACCCGAAAATCCACACGCTGACAGAGGAAAATAAGAGCATTTCCGAGGTGCAGGCAGAGGCGCAAAAGCTGTTGGACGAGGGTTGCGATATTCCGAGTATTAACATCAAGGTGGATTTTGTGGCACTGGAAAAGACGGTGGAATATCGGGAGTATGCCGTTCTGGAAGAAGTGTTCCTGGGGGATATGGTAACGGTTATCAATACCAAAATGGGATTTCGGAAACAGGCGAAGGTTATTTCCTACGAATGGGATTGCCTTCTGGAGCAGTACAACGATGTGGAATTGGGGGACTTCATTCCCACGCTTGCGGCATCCGTTACCAGTGGCGTGAAAAGCGGTTCGTTGGCATCCTCTGCGGCAGTCGGGACAGCGGCGGTCATGGCGGCATTGCAGGCGCACTTGAATGATTTTAACAATCCGCACCATGTTACAGCGGCACAGGTGCAGAGTTGAGAAAGGGGATGACAGCATGGAAAACATTGAAAAAATGGTGCAGGAGGCACTGGATAGCACCAAATCCGCACACAAGCGGATTGACCGCATGGAGAAGCGGCAGGACAACCTTGACGGATTGACAAAGGCGTTTTCGGTCCTGCAAAATGAACAAGAACACATCAAGACGGATGTCGGAGAAATCAAGGACGATGTGAAGCAGTTGGTTTCCAAGCCCGCAAAGCGGTGGGATGGGCTGATTGATAAGGCGATTGCGGTGGTTGTCGGTGCGGTGCTTGGGTTCCTGCTGAATGGCGGCGGTTTATGATGAAAAAACGCAGACGGATTCGTTTTCCACCAAAGATAAATGATGATACCATGTCCAGCATTGTGATTTATTCGTTGGTATTCTGCGCAGGAATCACGATTGCGGGCATGGTATTAGGTGCATTTGACCATGATGTGAGTGCTGTGGTTGACAGTACGCATCGTGTATTTGGGACAGAATTAGGCATCTGTGGTCTGATGAAGCTGTACGATAAAGGCGTGGAGCAGGCGGAACGCAGGAAGCGGCGAGAGGAAGGGAAGGAGATTGAATAATGTTTTTAATGGAAAATTGGTATCTGGTGGTTGCGCTGATGGCGGTTGCAGGAATGGTCGGTGTGTTTATCGGGCGATTTCTGAAAATGCCAACATCCGAGCAGAGAGAAAGGGTAAAGGAATGGCTGCTGTGGGCGGTCACGCAGGCAGAGGCGGAGCTGGGGAGCGGCACAGGCAAGCTGAAGCTGCGGCAGACCTATGATTTATTTATCCAGCGGTTCCCTGCATTGGCTATGGCGGTATCCTTCGACACCTTCGCCCTGTGGGTGGATGAGGCACTGGAGGAAATGCGAAAGCTGCTGAAGGAAAATAAAACGGTCAGAGAGCTTGTAAAGGGGTGATTATATGGCGAAAAAAATGACAGGAAAAGAATTGGTAGCCTTCTGCCGTTCCAAAATCGGCACGCCCTATGTTTACGGTATGAAGGGCAAGGTTATGACGGAGCAGAACTATAAATTTCTGAAAAATACCTACGGGAAAATGGTCTGGCTGAGTGATAGGGATAAAATCGGCAAGGTCTGCGTGGATTGCAGCGGTCTGATTTCGTGGGCGTGTGGCGTGACGCTCGGTTCGGGCCAGTGGAAGGCAAGGGCAACCAAAATCAACCCCATTTCCACCATCGAAAAAGCACCCATCGGGGCGTTGGTCTGGATGCAGGGGCATATCGGGGTGTACACTGGCATGAAGAATGGCTACCCCTACTACATAGCCGCTGACGGCAGTGCTTACGGTGTGCGTGAAGTCCCGCTGCGGTGCAACAAATTCACGCATTGGTTGTTGGTCGAGGATGTTTTTAAATACGAAATGGGGGATGATGAAGTGGTAGAAAAATGCAAAATGATTATCAATGGCAAGGAACATACAGTGGAACGAATTTTGAAGGATGGGACAAACTATATCAAAATTCGTGATGTGGCAGAGGCTATCGGGTATGATGTTACCAGTAAAGGCAGCGTGGCGGTGCTGACGAAGAAATAAGCTTTTTCGTGAGGTCACGAAAATGGCAGGGAAAGTTAGAATCGCAGAGAAATTACAAGGAAGGATGAAATACTATGAAAAAATTATTTATTTCTCAGCCCATGAAAGGCAAGACAGACGAAGAAATTCTGAGGGAGAGGGAGCAGGCGGTCAGAGAGGCTGAAAAGTATCTCAAGGAAAACGGGATGCAGGAAAAAGTGCAGGTGATTGATTCTTTCTTCCAGAGTGCACCCGTAGGCGCAAGACCGCTTTGGTTTTTGGGTAAAAGTCTGGAATTGCTTTCGACAGCCGATCTTGTATATTTTGCAAAGGACTGGGAGAAAGCCAGAGGGTGCAGGATTGAACACATGTGTGCAGTACAGTACGAATTGCAGATTATCGGATAGGAAGTTGTCAGAAAACGATGATTTGTGATAGGTTGGATTGAAAACCGAAAGGTTTTGTAGGGAGCGGCGCACCTGATATTTTGATATCATGATATCATGGTATCATGATGGCAGGTGTTCTGCTCCTCATTTTTAAAATGCAAAGTATGGTTATCATAAAATGATAGAATCTTGAAAGTTAAGGGGGATTTGGAGGGGTAACTTATCAGAAAATGGGATTTATGATAAGTTGGATGGGAGATGCGCATTTATTATTTTGTTGAAGCCAACAAAATGGTATAATAGAACAAATCAGAGGAGGGACATTTTAGAATGAGAGAGATATTAGTTGGCAGGAAGTACAGACATTTCAAGGGAAATGATTATAAAGTGCTTGCGCTGGCGGAGCATACCGAAACAGGCGAAGAGTATGTTGTGTATCAAGCCTTGTATGGCGACGGTAAAATTTATGTGCGGCCTTTAGATATGTTTGCATCTGAGGTTGATAGGGATAAATATCCGGATGTTTCACAGAAGTATCGGTTTGAATTGGCGGACTGA